CCCGTTCCTGACGGGCATCTGCAAGACGTGCGGAACGCTGGCGGTGGTCAATCCCGCAGAGGGCATCTACTCCTGCGGCTCGTGCGGCAACAAGACGGACTTTGTGCAAAAGACCATTCCGTATGCGATGAAGCTGTGGATGCAGGAGCTGGAGGCCATGCATATCGTGCCACACATGGTCATGGAGTAGCCCGTGCACTCGCTTCACTCGCTCCTTACTAAAGTACCCCAACTCACAGGAAACTTCGTCTTAATCAACTCACTCACTCGACTCGCAACACCGCGAATCTCCGCCTGCGCATCAGGTCCCATGCGGAGATGGCATAACCGAGCATATGCGGCCAACGAGCCCGTCTCGATAAACTCCGTCATCATATTTTGCGGTAACACCATGCGTGCTTGCTCGGGTGGAACGTCATTTTTCAACATGAGTTCGTAGGCATACACGGCGTCCTTACATTCGCTCTTCAGATAGTCGCGAAGAGACTCAGTATCCTTGTGGACATCGTCGTTGCTCCCTTGCTTTTTGCCTGGAGCCCGCGTGCGGAACTCGGGAATGTGGAAGGTCGGTGGGTCGTCCACGTAGCGACGACTCACCTCATTACGAGAGAATCCGATGGTGTGGCGGAACCACTCGCGCGCCATCCAGATCGGCATCTTCAGTCGGAAACGCAGCTGAGGATGAAAGAACGGCGAAGTGTGCTCGTGATCGGCGAGATACTTGATTAACTTGGCATCCTTCTCCGTGAACTCGTCTGCATGCTTGCCCAGTGACACGCGGGCCGCGTTGACTACGGTCAGGTCATTTCCAAACGTCTCCAATAACTCCACCTTGCAATCCTCGAACATCTCTATGCTTCAGGATCCTCTTCGAGCTCGTAAATTGAATTGCGACTGCGAGTGATAAAGTGGTAGAAAAGACCTCCAATTCCACACCCAAAAACCATACACACCACGGCAAGTGCCATCCATTGGTCTTGGTCAATGTCCATTGCTCCTTTTTGCCATGTCCGTATAAACGGCTCATGCGCGCAACACATCGTAGATGCCTGCCTGTTTCAAGGCAAGCCCCCCTGCTGCAATGATGCTGGACCAACTCGTGTAATAGCACCAGATGGATGCACCCGAATCTGTGTTTTGTCCGTAAAAGAACCCCACTGCAGGAAGAACGACAAGGGCCGCAAGGAAGAGACGGCTGCGGTTCCAGAGAAAGAGAAGTGGAAAGAAGATGACAAATGCCCAGTAGTAATAACCAAAGGTTATTTCGGCGGGGGACGCGACACTCCAGTCTGATCTGCGACTCCAGTTCAGATGCCCTTCTTTTGTAACAACAGTGCACATCTTGTCGGCATTGTAGAAATGCATCGCGTAGACAGTTGCAGCTGACACTGTTAGAGATGCGACGGCATATGGCTTCAGCACGTTTGCAGGATAGACGAAGAAGGCGCCAAGCATGGCGGATACTCCTTGAAGAAACAGCGCAAGTGGGATCAATGTCGCAGTTATCAATTTGTTGTTTTCGGTGCACTCTTTACGGGGGTTCTCAGACCACAACAAGTACTCTGCGAACTGCATCGCGCACCATCCAAACAAGGTGACACCCAGCCATTGAAAGTGTGGAATCCCCGAACTCAATAGGTAGACGATGGCAACAAACGATACCGTAGATGTGTACAAGCTCGACTCCTTGCTGTAGCACATTGTTCAGTTGTTCATATTAACTTTCATATTGGTTGATACTTCAACTAAATGTCGGTTGAAGTGGTGATTGGACCCATGTTTGCGGGGAAGACGTCACATGCTTTGAGCTTGGTTCGTAAGCATAAGGCTCTTGGTCAGCGCGTGCTGGTTATCAAACCCGCGTGCGATACGCGATATGGAGCCATCTCTGAAATCACGACTCACGATGGCGACTCGTTGCCCTGCATGACATTGAACACTCTGAATGCCGTGACACACGAGATCTTTGGGACTTGTGACGTTATTGTGATTGACGAGTCTCAGTTCTTCTACGGATTGGTGTACTTTATTCGTGAGGCAGTTGAGCGTCGCCACAAAGACGTGTATGTTATCGGATTGTCGGGTGATTACCTACGCCAGCCCTTTGGTGAGATTCTTGCCGTCATTCCGTATGCCAACAAGGTGACGAAGCTCTCTGCTATTTGCGCATGCGGTGGTGAAGCACACTTCACTCACAGATTGAACGCCAATACAGGTCAGGTCATCATTGGAGGAGCCGAATCCTACCAGGCGGTGTGTCGTGCGTGTTTTAATGGGTAGTCGTCGTCCCTGAGAAAACTTTCTTGCGATGGAACATAACAGCAATATGGGTGGTGGTCTTCTTCAGCTTGTCTCGTACGGCGCGCAGGACATCTACATCAGCGGCAACCCCCAGATCACGTTCTGGAAGGTGCTGTTCAAGCGCCACACGAACTTCGCCATGGAGTCGATTGAGGTCACCTTCAACGGCCAGGCGGACTTCAACAAGCGCGTGACGGCCATCATCAACCGTAACGCGGACCTGATGTACCGCACCTATGTGCAGGTTGTTCTCCCGGCGGTCGACCTGAGCTCGGCGAGCACGGTCGCGACCTCGGTGTCCCGCTTCCGCTGGCTCAACTACGTGGGACACCGTCTCATCAAGACGGTCGAGCTCGAGATTGGCGGCCAGCGCATTGACCGCCAGTACGGCGACTGGCTCCAGATCTGGACGCAGCTCACCCAGGATGCGGGCACGGTGCGCGCGCTCGATGAGATGATCGGCAACAGCCACGACCTTGTGCTGATGAAGAGCAACACGGGCTACGCGCTGGATCAGTCGTGCTCGGGCGCCGAGCTGACGAACTCGTGCGCGCCGCGTGCGGGCTGCCCGGCCAAGACGCTCTACATCCCGCTGCAGTTCTGGTTCTGCCGCAACCCGGGTCTGGCGATCCCGCTGATCGCGCTCCAGTACCACGAGGTGCGCATCAATGTGGAGTTCGAGCAGTGGATCAACTGCTCGTACACGGAGCTCAAGGCGGGCCAGTCGGTGCCCACCTCGATCCAGTCGCTCACGGCTGCGTCGCTGTACATCGACTATGTCTACCTCGACACGGAGGAGCGCCGCCGTTTCGCCCAGCAGACGCACGAGTACCTCATCGAGCAGCTGCAGTTCACGGGCGCCGAGTCGATCACCAGCTCGAGCAACAAGATCCAGCTCAACTTCAACCACCCGGTGAAGGAGCTCATCTGGGTGTGCCAGCGCGACTCGTTCGTCGACTGCTCGCAGCCGCCGACGGTCCCGATCCAGGAGGTGAACGGATGCCAGCCGTTCAACTACTCTGACGACTTCACCACGGAGGGTGTCGTGTTGGACGTGCTGGCTCGCGGCTCGCTGGGTGGCGGTGCCTCGACGCTCGTTGTCCCGACGACTGCGGGCGACGGCCCGTCGGGCCCCTACCTCCCGGGTCTGGGTATCCAGCAGGGTCCCTCGCTGGGCGGCTCCAGCTGGCTCGACACGAACGCGGGCTCTGGCGGCAACGACCAGTCGGCGCTCTTCGAGGACACGACGAACTACCTGCTCGCCAAGGTCCTCCTCGACTCGGGTGTCAAGTGCTCTGGCAAGAACCCGATCGAGGTTGCCAAGCTCCAGCTCAACGGACAGGACCGCTTCACGGAGCGCGAGGGTCGCTACTTCAACTATGTGCAGCCGTACCAGCACCACACCCGCACGCCGACGGTGGGCATCAACGTGTACTCCTTCGCGCTCAAGCCCGAGGAGCACCAGCCCAGCGGCACCTGCAACTTCTCGCGTATCGACAAGGCCACGCTGCAGCTCACGGTGTCCGTCAACACGGTCCGTGCTGGCCGCACGGCGCAGGTGCGCGTCTACGCCGTCAACTATAACGTGCTGCGCGTGATGAGCGGCATGGGTGGACTGGCCTACAGCAACTAAGGTTGCTGTCTAGCAGCACGGGACATCCGAGAACCCATCGCAACCCCCAACACAAAACCACAAACCGCCATGGAACATCATGTCGATTTGCGGTGAAATAAGTGGGATGAAAGATTCGACTACTACAAATGCACGCTGTTCACACTGTCGTGCTGTGCGGCGGACAGGGCACTCGGCTCGAGGGTCTCGACTTTCCTAAGCCCATGTGCACTGTCCGTGGAAAGTCGATTCTCTACCACGTTCTTGCTAACCTTCCGTCAGATGTGGACTCAGTGTCGATTCTCTACAATGAAGCGCTCGACCGTGTTCAGTTCCAGCGCCACACTGTTCACACCTGCCACGGACTCAAGAAGCTTGCCTTTGCAAAGATCAGCATGGATACGCGGGGTCCCGTTGAGACGGCCTACTCGGGTGTTCACACGCTTGGTCTTGACCTGGCGACTCCTCTCTTGTTCGCCGACAATGATGTCATCAATCGGTTCTCCATGACAGACATTGACAAGGAGTATCTTGGACTGGGTACCTTCCATACAGACGATCGGACGCAGCCGTCCTCCTTTGTCACCCTGTCACCCGATGGCCTCGTAACGGAGATTAAGGAGAAGGTCGGTATCTCCAACACCTACTGCACGGGTCTCTACTACTTTCCATCTGTCAAGGTGTTCTATGAGCTGTCGAATGCTCTGTTTGCAGAATATCCTACGAAGAAGGAGTACTTCATGAGTGATTTGTATGCACAGGCGTTGAGCATTGGTTCTCCGATTCACACTTTTAGCTGCTCGGAGAACATCTCGCTGGGCACGAAGGGGGAGATTACTCGCAACCTCCATCGGGTCAAGCACTACCCGATGCGAATCTGCTTTGATATCGACAATACCATCATCACCAACTCGGATGTCCATGGGCGCGGTACAGGCATCGAGCCAATTCCCAAGATGGTGGACATGATACGCAGGCTACACGAAGAGGGACACACCATCGTGCTTGCGACAGCTCGCAGCATGGAAACTTGCAACTCGAACCTCGGTCGTGCGGGAAGGCGCGGCATGATGAGCGTACTGAGCAAGCTGGAAGAGTTCAAGATCCCCTATGATGAAATCTACTTTGGAAAGCCTTGGGCACATCTCTATGTGGACGACAAGGCGTGGAATCAGTACACGAATCCGAACTTTCCCGAGTTCATGTTCAATTACATTGCAACTTCCGAGCCCGTCTGTATGCCTCGCAACTGCTCGAACAATGAGAACTCGCTTTTCCAGCGGGGATCCACACTGATCAAGGAAGGTCCCGCATCCTCCTTGGAGGGCGAGATCTACTTCTATAAGACTGTATCGGGTACGCCAATGCAGTCCATGTTCCCTGCATACTACGGCTCCAAGCACACCGTCGAGAAGAGCACGATTGAGATGGAGTTCATCAATGGTGTCACTCCCAGTCGTCTGTTCCGCAACAGCTTAATGACCCGTAGTATTCTGTCCTCGATCTATGCTGCAGTGAATGGTCTGCACACATCGACCCTCGACGACGGCTCAACGGTAACACCCCAAGAGATCCTCGACAATTACGTCAAGAAGTTGAATGGGCGTATTCGTGATGAACCAGAGGTCTATAGACTTCCTCGTATCTCTAAGGTTGTTTCGATCATCAGCAAGGTCATAACTAAGTACATTATGAGTCCTTCGTACACTGTGACGGGTGTTATCCATGGAGATCCTTGGTTTGATAATATGATTGTGGCACCAGACAACAATGTGAGGCTCCTCGACATGCGGGGCAAGATTGGATCGGTGTTCTCGTTGAAAGGCGACAAGATGACAGACTATGCAAAGCTCTACCAGAGTGTTCTCGGATTTGACTTTCATATCAATCATGAAACATATGATCCCGCATACGAGGCTCAGTGTCGCATGTGGTTGAGCGAATTGTTGCCAGTTCCACTTGATGATCCGGTGCTCGAGTGCGTAACAGCATGCATAATTCTCCGGACCTTCCACTACTTTTCCGACCGTTCGTGCATCCCCGTAGTATATGCAAGTGTTGGAAAGATGAAACTCTTTTCCTTCTTACTGGATGCGTAGTCCTCCCTTCAGTGCATGGTTCCTGAAGGTCGCGACGCGCTGAATAGCCAGTGCAGTTGCGTCCTTTGACAGGTCGAGCTTCTCCATCACGGCATCGGGGACCGTGATGATGTGGCAACCCGACGCCTCGGCACGCTGAATCGTATACGGCTCGCGAGCTCCAGCCCACAGAATACGACTGTGCGCTCGTCTCGCGAACGCTTTCACAGTGTGCTTGACAAACGGGGTGGGGTCCAGCTGTAGGTCAGACAGAGGACCGGCAAAGATGGAGATAATCTCGGGTGCCGTCGAAGTCTCCAGGAGAGCGCGGACGTGGGTCACCTGCTCCGGAGTGTAGAGCGATGTCACATTCACCGGGATGACGTTCTTCACGACATACCGAAACAGTTCATCATTGTAATCGCCTCGTGTATTGACAATCGGGATCTTCACATAGATTGAAGCATCAATCGCGTGAATGTCCTTGATCTGCTGCAAGGCTGTCTCCGTGTCATCCTCCCAGATCTGCATCGAGAAGGGCCGTCCAGCAAGGAACGGCTTCGCGCTTGCATACACAGAGGCGTAGACGCGGTCCGTGTGGGTGGAGAGGAGCGTGCAATTGGTCGTGAATCCCTTGACTGCAGGGTGCGCTGCCCATCGCTCAATGTTCATGCCGTCATAGAAGATCTCAATCATTTGACTATCGTATTCACCGTTTACCTAAATCACCGCTTGGATGATTCTGTTTGAAGGCTTCCTTTGTGAATCCGTTCGATTCGGCAAGTCGGATACCAAGGCGGTCCAAGAAGATCATAAAGATCACAGACGACACGGTGGGCGCGCAGTTTGCAGGGTCTGCTTCTACGAACTTACTACCTCCTATCATGATGCGCCCACTCACAGACGTCACCTTGGGGTTAGGATTGTTCGACACCAAGAACTGTGCAACAAATGGCTTGTGCGTATTGATGTAGTCGGTACACTGAATCAGCTCCTCCGTGTTCCCTGAATTACTCGTGTACAAAATGACATCGCTGGGTTGCAGCACGCCAATGTCTCCATGGAGCATATCCGCTATGTTCAGGTAGTGACACGGGAGCCCAAGACTCTGCCAGGTTGCCACGCATTTCCGCGCAACCAGTCCAGATTTGCCAATTCCAGCCAAATAGACCTTCATGTTCTTCAGCCGAGGTGCAAATACATTGATCGCATCGTCGATCGACTGCGCCGCACCCAGAATCTGCATTGCATACGGATCCCGATAGCTGAATGTGTCGGGAATATCTCTCAGCTCGTTCTGAAGACTAGCCGGATTGATCGTAAAGTCTCCTCCGCCCCCTCCCTCTTCCGAATTGATCAGAGTCAGCGTGTTTCGTTCACGGATTCTGTCATAGACCCATTCCATATGGGTTCCAAAACCAAAGGTAGAATTAAGGACGATGACATGACAATCCTTAGCAAACAGCACTGCATTCTGAAGCGCCGACCCCTGCTCGAGAATGAGGACCTTCGCCCCCTGCACGATCCGCGCTTGGTCCCGAAACGACTCGAGTGTATCCACTTGCACGATCCGAATGCCATTGTCCCTGCATGTGTCCACAATCTTCTTGTGATTCAGGAACTTGCGAGCATTCTGAGGATAATTCTCATTGAGCGAGCGTGTCATGTAGATCCGATCACGAGCGTCAAAGGAGTCCCGGAAGCGATTGAACGTGTCGGTGTACTCTAGATTCCACCGATGGATGGATGATCCATATGTGAATGGAGGAACCAGGAGGATTGCACAGGTTCCCGGATCGGGCAGGATATACCGATGGTACCCATTGTCATCTTGGCTCTCGGAGAAGGTCGATCCCAGGACAATGTCAGATTCGTTGAATCCAAAGTCGCGGAGCACCTGCAACTTGAACTTGCGCGTACGATGAAGCAGAATCTTCAGGTTCGGATACGTGCGTTTGTATGACACGATCGTGGGCAGTAGAAATGCACACTCGACGACCCAGTGTCCGAAACAATCCGATCCCTCGAAGGTGTCGAGACTACAGTAGACCTCACCCTCTGTAGAGAGAGTCTGTATTTCCATGAATGCGTATTGTAGTATAGGCCGAAAGTGCGAGCGTAATCTCGGCCGCATACTTGCATGGACACACAAAGACATCCGACAGTGTCGCCACAGAACTAGGGAGATGGCTGACACGGTCGGTCCCGTAGAGACGCACCCCGTCCTTTTCGATGTTATTGTCAATGAACCCACGAATCGTGACGCCCCGTGCCTTTGCATGGTACCAGACCATTTGCCCCAATGCGCCCGCAGGAGAGACGAACATGTCGTCCTTCACATCCTTCATGGTCTCTGCGTAGTTTGCATGAAGGGCCGCGATCTTGTCTGCAATCTGAATGATAGGGAGGGGCGTCGCGAGACATCCAGTGTGGCTGAATCGGATCATGTGCGTTGCCGCCGAACCAATGTGGGAGTGGTATGCACTCATTGTGTAGCCGTACAGCGCAAACATGTAGCGTATCTGCTCAAGGTCACAGTAGTAGGTGTGCTGTGTGTTCAAGACATGGATCGTAGACTCCCACAGTTCGGTCTCAAAGTTCGGAATTGCAATGAAGACATCCTGAACACCACCAGCCTTCAAGGTCGCCACGAACTCTCTGGGATGGTAGAGATGCTCGAACACATGCGACATTACGACGGTAGGGTGTCCGGTGTAGTCAAATGTCTCGCAGTTTCCTTGCACGAATGTCACGGAGGCTGGCATGTTCTTGTCACGAAACATATCCAGAACAGAGTACTCGACACCTGGAAGCTTTGCCACGAGAACTCCTGTATTTCCACCAATCTCAAGGATGCGCTGCGTGGGCAGATTCGTCTTGACAAACTCGGCAAAGACATCGTGATGATGCTTCCACGCTGGGGAAAAATTCGGTACAGTGTACTCGTTCGTATAGAGGACCGACGGGTCAACCAGTCGTGTAAGCTGAGCACATCCACACTGTTCGCATGCAGCAATGGTAAAGTCAACCACGATATCTGCCTCAGGGGGACAAACAGTGGACAGAGAAGTTGCCGGAAAGTTTGGGTAGGAGACCAGCGTGTTCAGGGTACAGTGGCCACAGATGATACACTGCGCTCGCTCCATGATTACTTGCGAGCAACGATTGTCTTCAGGAACACCGCGGGAAAGTTCATAGCGAGAACTTGGTCAATTGTAAGGTATGCGTATTCAGTGTGGACCCACGGATCGACGATGGGCTCGAAGATATCTCCACACAGCGAGGTTGTGTTTGCATAGCCGTGCTTGCCTGCGAGGTAGGACGCGATGCGCTCCATGCACTCAAAGTCGTACTTGGTTGTCACTTTCGGAATGTAGTCGAGGAACTCGAGTTCCCGAACAAGGTCGTGATCCAACACAATCATGTTTCCAAAGCATCCAGTCTGTGTCGTGTCCAGCATGGGCTGGTAGTCCTCTGCGGGAAGAATCCGTTCATATCCCTCGTCGTTCCTAGGGCGGTCGAGTGACGGCTCATTGAAGTGGTAGACAAACTGGAAGCGATCCACGGGCTCCACCGGTCGTGTCAGCACCACGCTGTCGTGAATCACAAAGGCCTGGTCTGCGTAGTGGTGGTGATGAAACAAGTACAGACATCCCCATGTAGAAAAGTGGGGATTCTCCACGACTTGCGTATGCCCATCGAATGTAACGGTCAACCGACTGCCCTTTGCGAGTGCAATGATCACGGGTATGGTTGGATGAAAGCGCCGAATGCTTTCAACGCACCGAAGGAGAATGCGAGTGTGCTCGGGGTGCTCCAGCTTTGTCGGAACCAGAAAGCACAGCGGCGCACGGGACTTAGACATTTAGTTAGGAAGGAGGATAACAATGCCCGGAATTTCCCTCGGCCACAATTGCAGGTCTGCAGTCATGGGCGTCGGAGAGGGGCGTCGTGACACCAAGGCGAACGGATATATGACATGCCCATTCGACGAGATGAATTGCAGTTATGAAAGAATGGTCAAATGCATCAAAGACGACTTCAAGTACTTTACAGACCCATTCTACTTGCAGCTTGTGACCCATCCTTTCTCGTGTACTTACTATCCTGGAGAGACACTGCTCTACAATACGCGGTATGGATTCATCTTTAACCACGAATCTCCAGGACATGCAGACCTCTATCTCACACAGGCGTGGCCCGGTGGAAAGACACACTACATTGACAATTCGTTTGAGCGCTTCCGAGAGCGCTACGATCGGCGTATCGAACAGTTCCGGACCTATTGCAGTCGGGGAGGTGTGGTGACTCTGTTGATTTCGAGCATGCCCCGAGTATTTGATGACCTCTTGAAGGTGCTAACGACGCGATACCCCATGACCGAGTTCAATATCCATCGGTATGACATTGACAATCTTGATGCATGGGCCTACCACATGGATCTCATGGGTAGAATATCCCTACCAATGTTTCCATCATCTGACCCTCCTTACATCGATTGTCCGGGGTTGTTTGTTTGAGCCGAATGTGGAAATAGTCGCTGGGTAGCTGCTTAATGTGCTCGGTCACGAGGTCTGGATCCGGAAGATCAAACCGACCAAAGTGTTTTCTACACACATCGTGAAGCGCGCGGCCGAATGACACATCGTCTGCACCCTCGCCGCCCGCCGCGTTGGCATCTCTCCCCAGGTATACGAGCTCTTTGCGCTGCAGTAGCCGTTCTGCGACATCTCGTGTCATGCAGATACCTGCACCCGAGATACCTCCTTCGCCCAGATAGATACCTGCATAGAGTCCAATCTGCGGAGACGCCTTCAATCGGTCAACAAGACGGGGAAGAATCCAGAACGAAGACATGTTCGTTCGGACGATGTGAGTGTAGACAGGCGAACGCAAGAAGAACTCGAGGCTTTCCAGGGTCTTACGGCGAATGTTAGGGAACGACTCCACTCCAGGAAGACGCAAGGTGTCGCCATCCAACCAAGGGGGCGTGACAGGATGATATTCAATGAAGAATGCGTCCACATCTGGATGCGTGTGCATATAGGTTCGCCAACTTTGACGGAGCCCCTCATATGCAACCTCTGTATCACTCGAGATGATAAGGAGTAGGACCCGCATTATGTATACCCACTTTCAGTTATGCAATGCTGAAACGCTAAATGAAGATCGGCACAGTGATGACAGCAACGGATCTGAACCCCCTGTATTCCGACTTCATCCCCAGCTTTGTCAAGGCGTGGAAGGCCGTTCTGCCCGAGGCCGATGTGCATATCGTGCTGGTAGCCGATGAGATCCCCGACTCCTTGAAAGAGTGGTCGGTCCACCTTATTCTCTCCAAGCCCATTCCTGGCATGCTCACGGCCTTCCAAGCCCAGTGCATTCGACTGCTGTATCCGCGCCAGGTGACACGCGATGAGGGCGTGCTCATTACCGACATGGACATGCTGCCTGGGAACCGCAATTACTATGTGGAGGGTGCAGCACACGGCGACTCGGACTCCTTCGTGGTCTATCGGGATGTCTGTTTCCCAGGCGAGATTGCCATGTGCTACAATGTGGCACATCCGAAGATCTGGACCTCCATGTTTGGTAATGAGGACTCGGATGTGATCCTGCGCCGCTGGTATGCCGAAACCAAATACGATGGTCAGCATGGTGGTGTGGGCTGGGGGACAGACCAGGTCAAGTTCAAGCAGATCTTTGACCAGTGGGATGGACATAAGGTGGTACTCAACGATGCGCTGACACAGTTCACTCGCCTCGACCGTATTCACCCATGGGACTTTGTCAACCGGGTCCATCTCCGCAATACCCTGCTGACTGGCTTCTTTTGCGACTACCACTGCCTGAGGCCGTACTCTGAGAATAAGGAGATTAATGACTTTATCGTTTCATGTCTACAAGAGAAAACATGGTGAATGCCTTCTCCTTCTGTTTGTACGGCCCGACCAAACCCATCTACCACGACGGGTTCCTCGAGAACCTAGCATTGATCAAGACCTACTATCCCGGGTGGGTCGTGTACGTATACCTGGGATCCGACACCGAGTCTGCATTCAGGGACAGCCTGCTGGCCGACCCAACGGTTCGGGTCCGAGACACGGGGATCGTGGGTTCCAAGAACATGGTTCATCGTTATTTTGCGATTGACGATTCTGACGTGGATGTCTGCTTCTTCCGCGACGCAGACAGCCGTATCCACTGGAAGGATCGATGGGCGATAGACAACTTCATGAAGACTGGATACATATGCCACATTATCCGCGACAATCCCGATCACAATGCTCGAATTATGGGCGGGCTGTGGGGACTGCGGAAGGGAGCTGTTCCCTCGATACGACGCCTCTATGCGGGGTGGACTCCTGCAAGTGCAGGGTATGGTGACCCCAACGACCTGGAAGGGTATGGAGTCGATCAGAACTTTGCTTGTCTAGAGGTGTATCCCCGCGTTGCCGAACAGGCTCTCGTTCATTTATCGCACAATCGGTTTCCAACGGAGACGACGGCTGTTCGGTTTCCGTTTCGCTACACAAACGATGTCTACTGCGGCCGCGTTCAGACAGGTCGATTTGTCGATAGCTCCGAACCCACTCTTCCAGTCTCGTTCTTAAAAATTCCCACGCATAGACAATGAAGCAGCAAACCGTCGGATCTCGTCGCAAGGTGTGGAATGGAACGGCTCTCAAGACTCCTGGCGGTCTCACGCGCAAGGACCTGACACAGAACAAGCACGGACGCATCGTTTCCCGTAAGCGTGCTGCTCGTGCTCGTTCGGGTCGTGCCTTTACGCACCGCCACAAGTAGATTTTTTGATACGCATGAACAATGGCGCTCTTCGGGTTGCCCCTTGCGAGTCTTATCTTGGGGGTCCCCCTTGGCGTGGATCTTGCCTACCTCAATGCAGCAAGCAAGAGCGGCTCAAGCGGCTCAAGCGGCTCAAGCGGCTCAAGCGGCTCAAGCGGCTCAAGCGGCATAAGCCAGATAGCCGCAAGCGGTATTCGACTTGAACTGAACCAAGCGTTACGGGCAGAATATGCAGCGTTTGCGGCGGCTGACAAGGCACTGATTACACAAGTTCTGAAGGATGAGATGGACACGTGGAAGAACAAGCGCCCGAAGGCGGATACTCCAACGGTTGGGTCGCGTGCGATCGGGACGTTAGGAACAGTTCTTGCTGCACCGATTACACTTCCAGTGGCGGGTGTGGCGTATTTGTACAGATCTACCCAGGCTCTACTGAAGAGACGGAGCGATGCGGCGGCGGCGGCAAAGGCGATGGCAGAGAGGGCGGTGGAAGCGGAAAGAGTGGCATTTGAAGCCGCGGCGCCGGCAAGGGCTGCGGCAGAAGTGGCGAAGGCGAAGGCCGAAGCGGCCAAACAAGAGTTAGAAAGAGCCGCATCTGCGGAGGCGGAGGCCAAGTCGAAGAAGGCGACCGCAGAAGCCGAGGCAGCTGCCGCTGAGGCAGCCCTGAAGAAGGCAATCGCGGAAGCAGCAAAAGCAGACGTGGAGAGAACCGCAGCAGCAGCAGCAGCAGCAGCAGCAGCAGAGGAAGCGGCCGCACGAAATGCGCGAGAGGCTGCCGAGCAGGAGATGGCCAGAGCAGCCAAGGCGGGGGAGGTAGAGGCGGCTAGGGCGGCGGCGGCGGCGGCGGCGGCGGCGAAGGCGGCGGAGGCTAGGGCTGCTGCGGAGGCAGCAGCAGCGAAGGCAGCAGCAGCGAAGGCGGGGGAAGAAGCTCGTGCTGCTGCGGCGGCGGCCTTGGCGGTGCCAGCGGCGGCCTTGGCGGTGCCAGCGGCGGCGGAGGACGCTGCTCCAGGAGGGGCGGCGGTTCCTGAAGGCGCTCTCGCCGCGCAAACACCCGACCAGTCGTTATCTATTCCTACACCAGCAGCAGCAGCAGTTGAAACATGCAGTCCGGCCGCCTATAATGAAAAGAGGACTGCCTTGATTACGGCGCTTGAAAGCAAGACAAACTTTGCAGGGATTCCGAGCCTATGGAAGGACTTTGTGGCCACATGTCTCAAGGGTAACGCGCCGCCAATGCCTCTCCCTGTCCAGTGGGCGAAGGCAGGTCAAGATATCGACAACCAAAAACACGCACTTGTGAATCTCGTGGCCACACTGAAGAGTATGAAGGTGCTTGACGAGACACTTGAGAAAGAAATTATAGATAAATGGTCCAAGAGTTCATCAGGTGGCAAGCGCCGTCGCAAGACTCCCAATCGCAGGCGGGTCGGCAAGGTGCGTAATTCGACTTTCAGAAGACACCGCAAGCATTGATAAACCATGTCGGACGATCTGGTTGTTGCCAAGACTGTCCAGACGGCCCCGATTCGCATCCTCGCTGAGGGCCTGAAGTCCATGCTGGTGGAGATGAGCCTGGTGTTCGACAAGGACGGGATCCGCATGATCGCCATGGACAATACACGCACAGTCTTGACGCACATGCGCCTGCATGCGTCCAAGTTTGAGCACTACGAGTACAATCACACCGCACCCAAGTTGGATGTGGGCCTGAACACCGACCACTTCTACCGCATTGTCAAGACTGTAACGAACGATGATACCATTACCTTTTCAGTCTCCAAGTCGGAGTCCAACCACCTGTGCATCACCCTGGAAAACGGCGAGAAGAAGCGCCGTATCCGCAACAAGCTGAACCTGCTGGACCGCGACGAGTCGGACATCAACATGCCCGAGACAGAGTTCGCCACGCGCATCACGATGCCGTCCATGGATTTCCAGAAGATCTGTCGCGACATGACCCTGCTGTCGGCCAAGACTGTGGACATCAAGAACGTGGGGTCCACACTGACCTTCACCTGCAAGGGGCCGTTTGCGTCCCAGACGGTGACCATGGGAGATTCCACGTCCGACATTGCCATTGACAAGCAGAAGCCCGATGAGATTGTGAGCGGTACGTTCTCCTTGCCGCACCTGGTCCTGTTCACCAAGTGCTCCAACCTGTCGAACAACCTTGAGGTCCACATGAAAAATGATTGGTTCTTGATGATCCGCTATGTGATTGCGAACCTGGGCGATATCAAGCTGTGCCTGATGCCTTGTTCCAGTTAAAAAGGGATTTAATTACTCCCGGTGTACTATTAACCAAAGAATGGTTGCACACCCCTGTCTCAAGTGCAAGTATGAGTTCGCAACGAAACAGCGCCTCACTCGGCATCAGGCACGCAAGACACCTTGTGTATCTGAGGATGAGATTCGAGACACCGTTATCAAAGAGATTGAGCGGCAGAAGGCACCCACTCTGAAGGTTGTAGACCTCTTCTCTGGGGCAGGTGGACTGACCATGGGATTTACCAACCCTAGGTACGAAGTTCTGTTCGGAGTTGAGCACGACGTGGCAGCGGCGACAACGTATTCCGCGAACTTCAAGCACCCAATGTTGAACAATGACATTACCAAGCTTGACGCAGATGCGCTTCGCAAGCAGTATGGGGGTGCCGACATTGTGATTGGCGGTCCACCTTGTCAGGGATTCAGTATGGCGGGGAGGCGCGACGCAAAGGACCCACGGAACAGCTTGTTCATGGACTACCTGCGGTTCGTAAAAGCGTTTGGTCCCAAGTACTTTGTGATGGAGAACGTGCCAGGTATCCTCACAATGAAGACCGCAGAGGGACAGCTGGTCTCTGAGATCATTCGATCCGAGGTGGCGGCCGCGGGCTACTCACTGAAGTGGAAGATTCTATTGGCAGCCGACTACGGCGTACCGCAGAAGCGGAGACGTGTTATCTTCTTGGGGTGGCGGACAGATGTCCCTGAACCACACCACCCAGAGCCAACGCATACAAAGGACACGTATGTGTGTATGCACACTGTCTTGCTTCCGCGCGATGAGGTCCCGAAGAAGTACTACCACAGTCAAAAGATGATTGATGGGTTCGTGGCCCGAAAGGCCCGTAACGAGGAAAATGGTAAGGGTTTTGGTGCACAATTTGTCAAGGAGGACCAACCCTGTTACACCATCTCGGCGAGGTACCACAAGGATGGCTCCGATGCGCTGGTCAAGTACTCAGATACAGAGATTCGGCGATTGACTGAAAAAGAAGTTGCTCGGGTACAGAGCTTTCCCGACACTTTCGTGTTCCCTGGGTCGGGGGTGCAGACCTACAAGCAGGTCGGCAATGCGGTTGCGTGCAAACTAGCGGCTGCCATCGGCGGCGCCCTGCTGGAAGTCCTTCATCCGACGGATGGCCTCGGCAAATGACCACGTGTACTCCGTGATGGGCGCGTGGGGGTAGACCACGACGCCGCCGTGGCGGCCAATCGACTCGACCGTCGTTGCGTCGGGCACATCGCGCGTGAGGTAGACGAGCTTTGCGCAGTGAGGAATCATCCAGACGTCTTGGTTCCACCGCTCCTTCAGAGTAGTCTTGGCAGATGTGACCAAGCACTCCTTGACTGTGTCTGGACGCACGGTGCGTGAGACATAACCATCCAGCGCGTGGGCGGCACCCTTCACTCGCTGAACGTCGTGCGAGAGGATTTTGCCCTTCTTGTCAACTGGAATCTCGGTGACAAGAAGGACGCCCGCGGCTCGCATTTCCTTGTTACACGCGTCCATGAACCAGTTGCCAGAGCTGCACTTGGCACTCTGCATCTCGCTCGCGACCATGTTGCGCAGGTGGTGCTTGCCCTGTTTGTCCTCGAGGGCGTAGTATCGGGAATGAAGGTACTCTTCATCCGTCATGGCCTCTAACTCGGCCTTGCTCTTGTAGTGCTCGATCTCAAACCCCCGCGCGCGGCGGGCGGCGGCGAGCTGATAGGCCCTCCACGCGGTTTCATTCGCGAGGAGGATGCGGTCGTCAGGAGAAGATGTAGGTGCAGTGCGGGGTGCGAAGAAGGCAGACATGGTATCGTAGTGTTAGATGGGGGCCGACTCTAGGTACCTTTTGGACCCACGGAATCCGTTTTTCGGAACAACTCCATCAGCACCCTTTGAATCAGCGGAACAATGCTAACACGGAGACCCGTGTTGACATTGGCTTTCCACATGGCTGTAGCGATACACTCACGCAGGGCAACTTCCATTACTGAGTCTCGGGCTTCTTGGGTAAACCGCACTTGCGGCAGCGGCGGTAGGTGCGGCGACGACCATCGCCGTATGTAAACTCCGCATCTGGACCTGTACCCTTTTCCAGCAGGTTGTCCGTGTTGTCGTTCGACGTTGCGATTGCGACCCCGTGTCCACCCTTCTTCGCCTTTAGCACTCCAGCTATCTTTACATAGACAGTGTCTGCAGCCAGCTTGCTATCGGGATCATCCGCACCCACTGCGAGGTAAAAGTCATCCTTGCGTCCGAGCTTCACATACTGACGGGCTTTGGTGCCCGACATATTGGCATCGTCCTTTTTCTCCAAGTCCTTGTCGCGGTCCGCACTCGGTACGAGTACAAAGTTTTTGGCGAGCAGTGAGCCCGAATCGACCTTTCCACCCGGTCCAAATCGGTGAGCAGGCGTTTTCGTACCGTCGTCGTTCTTCTTCTCCTTGATGTTCCATATCGGTGCGGTTGGACCGAAGTCGCCCGTGTGGTCGTCGCCTACGACCAAGATGATGTTCTCTGCTTTGTGCTCGTGGTCCAGCAAGTAATAGAAGGCCGCAATTGCGCCGCCACATGGTTTTCCTTTTTCCTTGCATTGGGCAGTGTCCACGAATTCCACACCCTCCTGCACCAAGTGCTGCAGAATCGGCATCTTGTCTGTGGATTCCAATGGGTTCTTGTCCTTCGGAGTGGTGGTCGATGACACAAAGACATATGCCTTCCCTCCTTCGCCCGCCGCCTCCTTTACTCGTTCTATCAGCGACTTGTGTCCAATGGTCGGCGGCTGGAAGCGACCGATTGTATACGCCACTGGCATTGTTATTCCTACTGAAAAAGCAATGGACGAGGGGACGGGTACAGCCATTCTCGTGGTCAGCACCACGATATTCCACGCCTGGATTGTGTACGCATCCTTCTACTGGATCTCGAATAATTGTGAGTGCGTGTAACAATGCCTGGACTCCCACCGAAACCTCGCATCGGGACGGAAGACATTGGACCCGACGCCACCGCTGCACTGAAGCACGCGAAACATGCCAAGACCCCCAAAATGAAAGCTCGGTGGGAAGCGGTTGCAGAAAGAGCATATGCCGCCTATATCAAAAAGTTGAACGAGCATGGTATTGCTTCGGGAACCACGCGTCGTAAGGTGTTTGGAAGGGGACGGAAGCGTACTCGGCGCTACTTCGGCCTCTGATTGTGGGCCTTGTAGGCAATGTCCGAGCCCAGCTTCATCTTCAGGGTCGGGCTGAAGGACTTGTAGTCCGAGAGCTTGGTTGTGGAGTTCCACACCTTGATGATGTGGAACTGGCCCTTGGGGCTGACCGTGACGCCCGACACGGTCTCGTTCTGTCCCTTCAGGAAGGAGTCTGCGATGCAGTGCACCATGCAATCCACGAAGATGGTGTGCGTATCGGACGCATCCACCTTCTTCGACCATGCACCGCCCTTGTCGTTTTCGGGCGCATCCCACAGCGGGGGAATGTCGCCCCGCATGAAGAAGAACATGCCCGACTCCCACATTTCTTTGGGAATACCGTCGACGATGGTCCAGAAGTCAGAGACATCCTTGACCTCAAAGACGCGGATGTAGCTTTGCAGAGAGTAGTCATTGTTCGCAGGATCGTGATACCAGAGAGTCCACATTCTGGCAGTACTTCCTTACCCTGTTGCTCACGCTTCCGTTTTTGGTCGAAAACGAATCTCTGCGTTAGCAAGGGAACTTGAGGGTGGGATGGATTCTGTACTCAACATCTACAGCAGCCGCGCTACCCTCACTCGCCCCCTTCCAGCCGAGACTGCGGCTCTTCTCCAGAAACTCGCTACAACCTTCCGTCCTGCCTTCCGCCGTCCCATCCGTCGCGAAGCGCCTCCTGTCCAGAATGACAACTGGCGTTCTCATGTCCTCGTCGAGGTCGCACGGAAGGTCAGGGACAAGGAAGACCCCGACTACGACGAAATTAATGCATTCCTGAACAAGCTCTCCAAGCAGACCTACGACAAGCTGGTGTCGGCTATCAAGACCAAACTGTCCGCGCGCGATGCCATGTTCCGCTTGCGGATCACCACCCTGCTGTTTGACCGCGGCATCAAGCAGAACTTCTATGCCTCCATGCTGGCAGATGCGTACAATGACATTATCAAGTCCCACGAGGATGCCCGCCAAGATTTGGCCGTCCAGATTGGGATGTTTGATACGTTGTACGACACCAGCGCTGTGATCCTGGTGCCTCCCTCCACGGATCCAAAGTTCAACGACATGATCATTGCGTGGACCAAGCAGAAGGAGACAAAGCGCGGCTTTGCGGTGTATACGGCTGAGCTCTTCACCCGTGGTCTCCTGCCCCCTGGTGTCATGGAGACCATGGTTCGCCAAGTGGTGGACGATGCCAAGGAGAGTATGCGCCTCCCCAAGACGCCTCAGGGCGAGGAACATGTGGACCACCTAGTTCGCTTCTTGGCTGCCATCTCTCCCAAGGTGAAGCTGGTGAAGGAGTTGGCCATCGGACTGCTGGCGGTTCCGCGCACCGAGACGCCGTGTTTGTGCATGAAGTCTCGGTTCAAGCTGGAGGACTGCAGCCGCTAGCGGCGAAGCGTTCAAACGCGACACTTCCAAGCCTCGGGGTGGTATAAATGAGCGCACCTGCCGTTCCCAGTGCCACTGTCATGGCTGCCGCGGCCAAGATTGCCATCGAGAATGATCGCCCGATCTACCTGGATTACTACGCGGACAGCCTCGGCAAGGCATGCTGTATCGGTGTCCGCGGAGAAGAGAAGTGTCTGGTCAAGTCCGACACAGAGTACACGTCCCCTATCACCTCCATCATGCGCCTGAAGGAGGAGAAGGTCTTTTTAATTCTCACAGAGAACAGCCTTTACGTCGTGTCGGCCGATGTCCCTGTTAAACGCATCGTGGCGTCAACTACGGAAGGGACCGCGTAATGTCGTTCCCCCCTCCCCATCGCATCCTGTACGAGTGCATGAACGACCGTTTAACCGCAGATCACTGGGTCGCTTATAAGGCGACCCACTCCCATCAAGCTGAATTCGAAGAAGTGGACGCAGCCGTCATGAACTCCATCGACGACTTTGCCCCCTGGTTAGCCCAATGGATGTCCTTCGTCCCTTCTCAAACCCATATTCGTCTGCGCGTGCTGCTCGTGTGGCACGCCCACTTTTTGAGCGCGGCCTGTCAGCAGACCCTGCGCCGTTCGTTAGAGCAGAGGTCCTTCCGCTGCCGAATCTGGTTTCATGTAGAGGAACCCCTGCTGCAACCTGCGATTGTGAGCCGATGCAGTATCACCTCGTTTCCCCGCTACCTCCACTTGCCCATGGTCCACGGCAAGCTCGACACCGCGTATTGGGACGACCCTGCGGCAGCCGAAACGGAATTACAAAAGACAAGGGAGTAAGGAGTATGCGAGTATTCACTGATGGATCCTGCCCAAGCAACGGACGAGCGGGCGCACGCGCAGGATTTGCGGCTTGGTTTCCCGAACACCCCGACTGGTCCGAGGGACACCGAGTCCCTGATACCGAAGACCAAACAAACAACCGAGCTGAACTCTCTGCTATACGCCTCGCCGTCCAGATTCTGGAGACGCGTGGGTGCTTGGACGAAGATGTGGTCGTCTACTCTGACTCGGATTACTCCATCAAGTGCGTGAGTGTGTGGGTGACGGGATGGATGAGTCGCGGCTGGAAGACCTCGGAGGGCAAGGCAGTTCTCCATCGCGACCTCATTGAGGATATCGTCACGCGCATTTCCAAGTTCAAGTCGCATCGTTTCGTGCACGTGCGCGCCCACACGGGAGGATCCGATGACCTGTCCATTCAGAACGACAAGGTGGACAAGCTCGCGCGCGAAGCCGTGGACGGCAAAAAAGAGATTGTGGTTCCTCCGCCCACCGCGGATATTCTTGCAGGGTGTCCTCTTGCGGTGTTGGGACCTCCCGTGGCTCAGGGGGTTCTGCTGCACTGGATTCGCGGAAACCTAGACGCATTCGACAGGGACTTGGTGGACAAGCATCTGTACAAGGCATTTCAGGAAATGTGCAAAGCAAAGAATGTGACGCTGACCAAGAACGTGAGCCAGCGCACCACCATGCTGCGTGCGGAACTAACGACTGTCTCCATCGAGAAGACGAGTTAAAGATTGGCGGAGTATACTACCAAATGAGCGTCGTTGCATACAACTTTTGGTCTCCTACCTGCGGCCCCTGCAAGAACATCAAGCCTGCTCTTGAGCAGATGAAGGAGGATTTTCCTGCTGTGGCGTGGCAGTCGATCAACACCCAGGAGGATCCCACGGGGATGGCAAAGGCTCTCCGCGTCCAGGTGGTTCCGACGGTTGTAGTGGCTAAGAATGGTGTGGAGATTGGACGTCATTCGGGCACGAATGTGATCATGTATTACAGTTTGCTGCGGAAGGCCATGGCTGCTTAAGAGCACTTCTTCTCTTCGCCCTCCTTGCCCGATCCGAGCGTTCCTGTCGCGTCGAGAGCCTTGGCCATGTCGTCGGGAGACGTGGCTGTTCCATTTGCAACTGCCTGTTGTCCTGCAGGCGAGTTCACAGAGACCAGTCCCTGACCTGGCACATACACGAAGCCAGTGGACGAGATACTCGCAACCTGCGACGCGTAGTTCTGGAGGGGGATGACCGTGCTGGGAAGGTACATCGGATAGAACGCCTGGAAGAACGAGTAGAAACCGCTTCCAATCATCGTGCCGAATACCATCGCATACAACACGCCCGATGTGATTGTGCGCTTGTCCTTGTCTGCAACGGGGAAGCAGGTCGGGGAAATTGCCATTGCCTCACCGATCAGGAGGAGGATACCTGCCACGAGGATTCCGATTGCATTGATGATTCCGCGGTTGAACCACAAGTCAAAGAAGAAGTACGAAACCACTGACACGGTCACGACAAGGGTCTGAGCCGTGCGGAATCCGTCGGGGATCCCACGTTCTGCGCCCGTGACGGAACATCCATCGTAGTCGCCGCCACCATGCATGGTAGTCCCACCACCCGACGGCCTCGACGCCGCACCCTCGGTGCCCGAGGCAGTCATGATGTTCTTGAAGATGTTGTTGATGAGCGTGATTAACGAATTCGTGATCGTCTCCAATGTGGAGTGAAGTCCCGCAGCCGACAATCCCACGATGGTCGAAGTCCAGTAGACACCATCGTAGGTAATTGCATCCGCCATGAGACCGAACAACAAGAGCGCGTGCGGAGTCAACTTCAGGAGGTCCTTGCCCCACGATACATCGGGTGCACCAGGCACGCCCACACCTGACATGGCGGAGTACGCACCGATTAACCCTACGAGCGTGCATGAAAACGCAAGCAAGAGGGATTGCCACCAGTTGAGGTAGCCAGGTTTGAGGTCCAGTGGGTTCGGGTTGGGACGAGACGACATCTTGTTACTTTGGGATACTTGATTTCTCTCCTCCATACAATGGGAGGTGGTAACAGTACACCGTCTTTTCCAAAGCGGACTGTGACGCGGCCAGAGACGAACAAAGCCCATAACGTTCAGCAGGGCTTACAAATCAAAACATCTGAGGGATGCGTGGACTGCACACTGACCATCGACCCAGGTGTGTCTGCGTCGTCCGTCAAGATCACCGTCAATCCTCGGCCTGACACGGAGGGGAAGATTCCGATTTCCGCAGCCGACAAGACGAAGACCGTTCCCAACATTTATCAGCCGTCTAACTCCATCACCCTGACACCTTCGGCCCCTTTTACGGGGTCATTTAATCCGAAGGCTGCCATGCCGTTTGGTGTGCAGGCAGTGTGGTGGGACACCATGGAGTTATTCTGGGGTGCACCCTTGCGTGCAGAAAGCAAGAAAGGCGCAGGTATCCAAGGAGACGCATGTCTCTTGGTGCGCTCGAGCACGGCTCCCATCATTCTGATGATTCCGATTCAAAAGACGGTGGATGCGAGCAAGAAGGGTGTCAAGTTTTTCAGCCGCGTTGCTAGCCAGTTTCTAGCCATCTCAGGCCACGAGCTCCCCACCACTTCGTACGACCCCGCGAAGGATCCCAAGATCGCAGCGGATTGGATGAAGCTGGGGGCTGGGGACACGAAAGTCAGGAAAGATGAAATCGATGCATACATCAAGTATGCATCTGAAGGACACTACAACACTGGAGCAACGAGAGTTGCTGGACCCGATTACCCCACGGCATCAGCTGACACGGGAAGCGACTGGTCTCTCCACTCATTGGTGTCGGGCAAGGAAGGATACTACACATGGATCAACACGATCTATTCTCTTGCAACTGACGGGGAGTTACTTGAGAATGTGAATGGTGTCGTCTTTGATACAACATATCAGAAGTGGGCGCCTGCCGCCGCGGCCCAGAAGCAAACCATGGGCAACCTGACCCCACGCGTCATCTACTTCCAAGAGCCCGTGTACATGCTTGAATCCGACTTTGCATCCTTGCGTGGGTCCGTAGACGCTCGCCCACCGAACGAAGTGGTCCAAACCCTGTCGCCCTACGATTCGAAGGATCCAAACTCAGTGAATGACCCCAACCACGTGTACTACCACCCCGCCTGCTGCGGCGCCGAAGGAACTTCAAAGAATCCGACCAAAGCAGTGCAAGCCACGTTCAACAAGATACAGCTCCAATCCAGCCTCGACTTCTGGACCAGTCCCATCATGCAGTACATCATATCTGCTGTTATCCTGCTTCTGATGTTCCTATTTCTGTCTTGGCTCCTGACATATATTCACGAAGACCCCAACAACATCTTTGCCGTCGTTGCCCACACGATTCGGCCACGACCTGCGTAAAACGGACTTACGAAGGTGAACACAAAGAGGCATAATGGTTGTCGCAACTGCAATCGGCGTCTCTGGAACTTTGTCTGAGTTGACTGTCCCTCCCAAGACGGCCGATGTCCTTGAGTGGCTTCGCAAGAAGACTCGTCAGCCCGCGCTCCAGTTTCAAGGCAAGATTCCACACGAAGAGGAGGTCTTCGCGGTCTTTGGTGTTCCATCCGACGACCCTGACGACGAGACCACAAACCAACACATGTTGCCCCCACCCTTTAACGACGACATCTTCTCGGGAACCCTGGTGGTGATGAAGTCTGCGAACAGCAACACGGACGACTACGACTCTCATGCTAACCAGTACCACGACCTGCGGACCACAGAGTACGATGACTTCTACCAGTCGTGCACATTCCGCGAGGACGAGGAAGAGGAGGTTGCGGAGGACGACGACGAGGAGGGCGCGGGACCTGTAGAGGACGACGACGAGGAGACGGCAGCCGAGGCTCGGCAGTCGGCGCCTGTCCACACGATCCACGCGTCCAATGTGTTTGTGGACCACCCGTTGCGCACGCGGGTCCGTAATCTGTTCGACAGCAACGACGTGGAGACAGCCATTCTGCAGAGGTGTGTCCGCGAGGCCCAGCAGTGGCTGATTGATATCGACTGGGACAACTCGGTATTCCTAGGGTTGTATCGCAATCGAGCCGTGGAGTTGCACCCTCATCGCGCCCAGCTAGCCACTTTGGACCCCGCAGAGTTTGCGGAAATGTCGCCTGTCCAACAGAACCCTCAACGATGGGCCGACTTGATCCAAAAGACGGTCGAGAAGGACAAGGCGTTGTATTCGAAGGAAGTGACGGCATCCATCGTCTTGTATTGCTCTCGTTGTAAGCGCAAGACCAAGTGCGACTACTATCAGATGCAGACACGCTCTGCTGACGAGCCCATGACGACATTCATTACCTGCTTGGAGTGTGATAAGAAGTGGAAGTTCTAATCTCATGGAATGACAATGAGTCTGACAGATCCCATGAAAATCGCCGAGTGGCTCATCAATCGGGCTGGGGCCACGGTAGGCGCCGAAGTTTACAAACAGACCATCGTCAAAGCAAAGGGACTGCTTTTAACTCCAGGAGCATCGGGCGTGGATGCAGTGAAAGTAGCCGCCGACATGAAGACACAGGGTGCTGCTGTGCGGACGACAGAGGCTGGGGCTCCTGCGGCTCCTGCGGCGGCTGCTCCTCTTGGGGCTCCTGCGGCGGCTGCTCCTCTGGCGGCTCCTGCTCCTGGGGCGGATGCGGCAAATGCGGCTCCTCAGGGCGGTCGGACTCGCAAGGCCCGTCACCAGACGCCGAAGAGGAAGAGGCTTTCAAGGAAAAAGTCAATCAAACGCAAATGAGCGCCAATGCCGACGAGATCCGCGAGACGCTCCGTTCTTGGATCGCTGCCGACGACGAGATCCGCACACTTCAGGCCCAAATCAAGACGATCCGTGAGCGCAAGAACCAGCATGGTGCTGCGGTTCTTGAGTTCATGAAGGGAAACAACCTTGACAATTTTGTTCTGGATGGCGCAGGTGGTGGTGGAACGATTGCGAGGTCAGAGCGCACCGTTCGTCCCGCGTTGAAGAGGTCTACTCTCCGTCAGCAGTTGCTCCTGCAGTTTGCTGACCAGCCTGAGCGTGTTGCCGAGGCCCTGCGAGCCATTGAGGGAATCCCCGAGGGAGGAGACGACATGAGTGTGGGCGGGACCAAGCGCGAGGTCCTGTCCCGTCGTTTGCCCCGTGCTCAGAATATCACGCTGGGTTGACAAGGGGTTTGAGAGATGGAGTGGTGGGTCTTTGTGCCTGGTGTGGTTCTAATCACGTATATCCATCTATTCAATGCGATTGCCAGCATGTACCTCGATTCGGGTCGGCAACTGCAGTTGGTGGGACTGTACCGACGTGTGGTGCCTCCGATGGAGTTCAGTGTAAAAATATAAGTTCACTTCTTGCCCTTGGTGGCCTGCGCCACCGCGCGCTTGGCCCACAGCTCTTGGATGTTCATCGTCGCGGCGGCTCCCTTGACGACGATTGTCTTGCGAACCACCTTCTGGGGTGGCATCTCTTGGAAGTGGGTCAGGCAGAGGGCGTAGAAGTCGGTGACGGTCTCAACCTTGTTGGCTTTGAAGGCATGGACGAAGCACCAGCGGTGGTCGTAGTTGGGGGGCGGGTCGGCAGTTGAAGGGTTGAAGAGTTTGTGGCAGTCAATGCAGCGGAGGGTAGCCATGGTGTCCATTTGTGCTGGGGACGGGTACAATCTGTCTGGGTCCTTAGAATCCGTTTTCAGCGCTCATTCACCAGCTTGAGGAAGGTGAGAAACACGAAGACGAAGACCAACCACAAGGCAATATGCAGAACGATATAGACCCACTCTCGTGTATACGCCTTCCGCTCTTCAAGCTCATCGGGTGAACTCATTTGCTATACATGGAATCTCCTCTTAAAGTCCGCGACACTGGCGGATAAACTGGGCTTGTTCCAGAGAATCCACCTCGACAACGCACCTGGTGTGTCGGGCTTGTTCCAATGTTCGCCCCGCCCCGAGTGCCGTTTGATGTACCGCGCCCTACGAGTCACATCCTTGTGCTTCGTATAGTCGCTGTATCCCGTGGCTCCGAAAGGAACCACGCGTTCCTTGCCTTGAACATCAAAGACCGCATCCCACTTCTTGCCCTTGGTCCGAGAACGACGCAGGGTCTTGAACCGAAGCTTGCCCATTGTAAAAAGGTTGGATTGTTTTGTATGGGGGCTTCAGAGCGCGTCAATCCACGGCTCCCACTCGTCCTCGGGCACGCCGAACGTCCGCAGTCCGCGCACACCCTCAGCTACCTTCTCCAGAAGGCTGCACTCCTTTGCCGACAAGGCCGCGAAGAGGTTCTGCACCTTCTCTGCTGTGCTCAGTTCGGGAACGAAGGCGTCGTCAAATCCCACGAGCACATTGACCAGCCGCGTGATGTGCCCATCGCAGCACATGCCTACCGAGTCGTTCATCTCCTCAAACAGGCGCTTCAACAGCTCGGCGCGCAGCTCCTTGTCTGACTTCCGACAGATGGTCAGAGCCAGTCCGTCAAACACCCGCTTGTACAGCCAGTCGTCTGTTGAGCGGCAGGTCCGTGTGGCGTACCAATGCGTGTGGTCCGCCAGAACGCGCGCAGACACCTGCTTTGTAGTCCACTTGAGCTGAACCGCCAAATCTACCAGCGACGCGGCAAACTTCGCTGTCCGCTCAGACTGGCCGCTCTTGATGGGAATAGTCAGCAGGTTCTTGACTCCCTCGTGCGTCTGGTTAGACACCACGCCCGTGTGGACATTCTGCGTGTCCGCCACAAAGGCCCCCAGCGTACCTGGGGCGTGGCGCGCCGCCGCCCCCGCACGCACGCGGTTAAAGTGCCAGTCGATAATGCCGTTGACATCCATCGGGTCGTTCGGGTGGTCCAAGTTCCACAACTCGCGGATGAAATACTCACCTGCGAGGCGGATGCGCAGACCCCGAATCTGCTGGCGCCACCACGCATTTGTCCCTAGGTCCGCGGGCGGCATGTGGTCTGCCCACCCCTGCACAATCTGGGGCCAGCGCGTCGGGTCAACCTCCATCTGGTCAATGGCTCGGAGCCACTCCGTGTTGACATACGCAACCCTGCGGCGCGTAGTGTCCCGTGTCAGGTGAGTCCTGCAGAGTCCACGGTCCGCAATAATGCAGTCGCAGCGGGCCATGCGGCACCGCTGTTCGGGCGGCAGGTCAAGGCGCGGGCGAATCGCTTCGCAGCGGGCGCAGTACTGTGCGCCTGGGATGGACAAGTTGCGGCACTGGAATCGGTCGCCCCAATGCGCGTGGTCCTGATTCGTGATGCAGCGAACCCGCGGCAGAGGCGGGGGGATGGGCGGCAGGCCTGCGGCGGCAAAGGCGCGGATGTCCGCGCGGTGGCGGTCCAAATCCGTCTCCGTCACCTCGGGGTGGGCGGCGCGGTAGAGGTCCGCGGCGCGGCAGTGGCGGCGGTCATGGCCTTGGGTGCCGCAGAGACCGCAGGTGCGGCGACGGGGTGCAGGTGGTTCGGGGTGGTCGTGGTCCATTGTTTTCTTGTTGAAGAAGATTGTGGTGTTTGTCGCGCCCACTTCCCTTTTCGGCGGGAGTTGAAAAATCCATTTTTGGCGTGACCTTTCCGCGGTCACTTGCCCTTGCGCTCCTTGAGTGCCTCCGACGCGCGAATGTGCTTGGTTGTCCCAAGTCTATGTTCTTGTTTACCCTTCTGCTTCTGGTTCTTCTTGGTCTCTTGGCGTGTCTTGGGCGGGTCCATGGCCTCTGCTTACTCGTACTCGTCACGTTCCTTTTCAACGAAGTGCTCCCCCGCAATGAAGTCCAGAACCTCCCAAGGTCCCAAATTCAGGTACGAGAGCTTACCCGATAGGCGTCCGAGAACCGCGTTGCGTTCGTTCCTTGGTACCACGCGTTCCACGAGGTTGAACAAACTGTCCAGAGTGATGGACTCAAT